TGGGCCGATGGTGAGCACTGGTAGGGCCTTGTACCCCTGCGCGGTGTTGTTGCTGCCGGTGCCCGTTAGATTGCCCGCTCCACCGGAGTAGTAGTTATTTAGCGATGTCTGTGACTGGAGAGCGGGAACCCCATTTAACAAAACACCGCTTGAACCGATAGTTGTAGGTGTTGTCGTGCCAGCCGAGACGTTGCCTGAGAACGATGCGCTGGTGCCGTTGATTGCGCCTACAGTTAGGCTCGGAGTGCTCACGTTTACCGGGATGGCTGCATTCGTGACGTGCGTCAGGCCGAGAACGGTCGGATTCGGATACGTACCGCCTAGGTCACCCCCAGCTGAACCGCTAGGGGTGCCTCCGTTCTTTGATAGTTGGCAAAGGCTGCACGTTCCCATGAGTGCGCCGGTGATGCTTCCGCCCCCTGGCCCGGAAGTAATGTTCACACGCACATAGGAAGCTCCCGCTGGGACACAAGCGCCGCCGCTACTGCTGCTTCCCGCCGTTGCGGTTACGAGTGCCCCGCAATTTGTCCAGGTGGAATTGTCGGGAGATGTTTGAATTTGCGCCGTCCATGAGGTTGACGTGCCAATCCCTGAAATACGCACATTGAGCGCGTCGATTTGTGCTGTTAGTTGAGGGTTGGACGGATTCAATTGCGGGCCACTTGCCGTAGCCGTGAATCCGTAGATGAGTTGGGGAGCCAATATCTGCGCTCTGGAAGTAAAAACCAAAGCAAATACGGTGAAGGCAATCACAATTATTCTTTTCATTTTTCCCCTTTGATACGCTTCCATGCCCGCTCAAACCATGAGTCCTTGCCGCCCTGTGTCTTCTCAGGTTCGGTGTCGCCATGCTCTTCGCCGAACGTCTCAGTACCGGCGCGGGCTTCCGCTTCCTCTACCTGCATAGGAGGCTGTACTTCGTCGTCTGCCGCTTCGATCATTTCATCTGTCACATTGCTACCCAGGCCCGTTTCTGCGCTGGCTGTCTTGATTTCACGCAGCGTGGTCTGCCGTCCAAGCACACCGGCGTTGAAGTATCCAAGGATGCTCTCACCGTGGCTCTTCGCCAGTTCCGCCTTTTCCTTGCTGTTCATTGTGCGGATGGGCGCGAAAGCGTAGTCTAGATCGTCTGGAATCTCGCCCCAGGTGGACATGCAGATGATCGGAATCAGCTTGTCCATCAGCGGGCGGTCCTTCTGCCGGCGCTCCTGGTCTGCCGAATCGTAATAGTTCTGGAGATCACCCTCGTTTGACTGCCCCAGGCCGGTCTGCGTGTCGCCGAACAGCCTTGAGAACGGATACCCAGCCGCCCCACACAGCGCCGTCATCTGCATCTTCATCACTTCGGATAGACCACTGAAAGAGTAGGAGTTGCTGAATAGTTCACCCTCTTCGCCGAGCGCCAGAATACCGTTTGTGGAGATTGCTTCTGATACCGCCGTCATGCGGGCCGCATAGTCCACAAGCTGCTGCTGTGTCAGGTTCAGTCCAGATAGCATCTGTGCCAGCATCGGCTCTTTCATGGCCAGCACGTTGGCGCGTGCAATCAGGTCCGATACCGCCGCCATGCCGTAGTCGTATCGCTGTAGCTCGTCAAGAATTGCCTCGACCTCGCTCATGCCCCAGTACGTTTCGATCTGCTTCTCGAATAGCGGCAAGTCCCGGCCCAGGAACCGCAAGCACCGCGAATTATGGACGCGCAAGTTCTGATTCGCTTCCGTATACACATCGTAGTACACAGGTAAGCCGTATTCGGTGGGGTTGTCCAGATCGGTGATGAGTGCGGAGCTTGGCGACATGCCAGACCAGCGGTCCACTACGATCATGCCGCGATAGCTTCCCGGTTCCACGTCCTCAATCTTGAGCGGCTTGGACAGGTCATTGTCGCCCTTGAGGATGATGATTCCCAGCGCCCCGCCGAACAGCCTTCCCCACTTGCGCCCCTCAATGTACTTCTGGAGCGTGCCCGTCTCGGCCACCACTTTGTCGAACGCGCCAATATCCTCCGGCGTCACATCGCAGAGCAGGGAAGGGAACGCCTTGAGTTGGTCCTGCGGCTTCACGTCCACCACCTGCCGGATGATCCACGAGCCGCGATACATGAATACTAGCTTCTGATAGTCCAGCGAGATGCGGAACGGGATGTGCCGACCGGCGTTGACAGCGCTCGATGTTCCCCAGCCGATGTTCGCCGCCTGGTTCGCGTATACGTCGCCCACTCCCGCGTTCTGGTTTGGTGCCTGGAGGCGCAACCGTTCTGCCGTCCGCTGCTTCGCCGCATTCAATCGCTGCTGTGTGCTGGCCATGGGAATAGTCTACCGCATTGCATGTATTGAGGTACGCATAGGAATACGCTATCCCAACCGATACTTCGGAATGACCTTACATACGCCAATGCGTACAGCGTCAGGAGTGTGGTCATGGTCCTTGATCGGCTGCTCTTCCCCGCGCTTCGCCGCCTTGGGATCCCAACTGTAGCCCTCATGCTCTTTGATCGTCATAGGGCAGTGCTTGGCGTGAATTTTATACATGCCGGACTTGAGCGCCATCGAGGTGCGCCGGATGCCCTCCAGTACCTCATTCTCGCCGTTCTTGACCTGGTACCCGCGCCGCACCAGTTCGAGCTTGAAGCTGGCCGCGCTCGGGTCCACCACTACCACGAGGCCGCGATGCTCAGGCCCAACGAAAGCGTCGAAGTCGTCTCCGTATTCCGAGTCGGTCTTTTGCCTGCGCTCTTTGGCGCTATCCCAGTAAAACTCCCGCTCCTGGTAGAGCGTCTTGCCATCCCCGTACACGTCAAGGAACACGCATGGATTGATCGTTCCATAGTCCACAAAGACATAATGCTCTGCGGGGCTGGTGAGCAGCGCGATTGGCCGGCTATCGTCATCGTACTTGCAATTCGGACCCAGCACGTCCCGGTAGATGGACGATTCCGCAACAACCCACTGGCCCAAGATGTACCGCTGATAGAACACCCCGGAGTACATGTTCTTCTGCGCGTCGATGTACTCAGCGCTCAAGTTTGGGTTGTCATCCATCGTGTAGTGGCCCGACCAGAGCAGCTTCTTTGTCCGCAGAGTGGGATTGTCGAGGAATTCGGTCTTGAGCCAGTGCATCGGCGTTGCAGGGTTTGTGGTCCCGTACAGCCGCGCACCATCTGGCGACATGCGGGTGAGCAGCATCTGAAAGAATTCCTGCGGCATGAGCGTGATTTCATCGCCCACCGCCAAGCCCACGGTCAGCCCGCGAACATACTTCTCGCTGCCCTCGTCCTTCGCTCCCATCACCAGCCACGTAGACCCACACAGGCGCAGGAGGCCGCTCTGGTGGTTGTACGTGTAGTTGGATGGGCCTACGAGGTTGAATAGGTCATTCAGGACGTTGTTGAAGATGGTCTGCTTCGATACGCCGGTGAGAACCTTCCAGCCGTTCAGTTGGTACCTGCAACCCTGGAGAATCTTGGGATGCAGCGCCCACGTTTTCCCTGACCGGACACTGCCTTCGAGCAAATTGATGCGCCGGTCTAGTTCGAGAGGGCGGTAGGCGAATTCCTTGAGCCGTGGACCGAAATTTAGGATCGCCATTTTCGCACCGTTTGTTACTACTTAGTACACATTACTAACTCTTTTGTTTTCAGTAAAAGGTGTCGCCGATTCCGAGGGTGACACTTTTCAGAGAGATTCTCAATTCAGAGAGAATGTTTACTATTCCGCCAATATTTAAACCTTTTAGAATCATTATTCCTCTGATTCCGGCTCTTCCGTCTTTGGCATCTCCTGGTATTCACGGCGGAATTCAGAGAGTAATTCGGTTAGGGGATCATTGATTGTGTTGATTTCTACCTTCTCGCCGTACTTCTTGGGGTCCAACTGGCCAGCGCGTTTCAGCGATGTTTGCACAATCAATTGCGACCGCTGCACGTTATCGATCACTTTCCGCTTCGTAATCGTCTTGTCGCCATCCACTATCGTTTCTTCAATAACCCCAATCAATGCAGTACGTGCATCGATCTGCGCCCGGTCGTGGATCAACTCAGCCTGCATACGTCTAGCTCGCGCGGACTGCTCCCGAAATTCTTTGTGCGATTCGAGCCATCTGTATACAGTAGTTGAACTTGGAGCATATCCATCTGTGAGGCGAATCTCTTCAAGAACCTGCTCAAGCCCCATTTCAGAGGTAGCTATCCTCTCGCAGATTTTGTCTACGATCTCTGGCGTGTAATCAGTTGGGCGTCCGGCTGGCATATATGGATTATAGTACGGAACTCAAGC